CCATCGTTTATTTAACTGGTTTAATGGTATGCTTTGCATTAGCAAGAACCATACCAAAAAGCGCATAAGTTGTTATGTTTAATGGCATAAACCTTGCAGGGGGATGCAATATGTATGCCATGATACGTTTATCGTTCCTAAGCTCTTGTAAGGGATATTTAAGATGTTTTAATTTAGGACATATAAGGACATCAAAGCACTTGAGAACGTACAAACTAGAACCCTTTAAATACAATAGGTTAGGTTAAACGCCTTAGATGATTATCATTATCATTATAGGCTATGCAAGTAGTATGCCATTGATGGTTTGGTATGTTATGTGCTAATGCAATAATCGTGCCAAACTACTCCCCTTGTTTGGTACATATATTGCAAGTGATATTGGTATAGATCTTGCATACCCATGCAAGTATCATGCCATCATTATGTTTGTTGTTGGCATAGATCTTGCAAGTGATATTGATATGCAAGAACCGTGCCATACTGTACTGGTATTGAGAATCATTATCAAAAACTATCATCGCTTCGCTGTACTATCATTTTCTATGCAAGAGTCGTGCCAAAATAAAATGTGTCTCACCTCCTGCAATTTCCATGCCAGACAAACATTTATTTTTCCTGCAAGCTTCATGCCAAACACGATTTTCTCTGAGATCGACCCCGAAAAGTGGGAATTCTATACGTTTCTTTCTAACCCATCCGTAGAACAACAGAATTTCCCAAAAAAAAATAAATTACAAAAACCTCAAGAAAGGGCTTGCTTATGTCAAGGAAATATGATATTATTTTAAGATTGATTAAAACAAATTATTTAATACTCTTTAAAAAAGTAAGACCTATTAAAAATATTAATTATCAATATGATGTAAGGGGGAGAGTTTGCCTGAAGAAAAAACAATCTACAATACAGGAGCAAGTCGTAGCGCAGATGCAAAAGGTGTGCGTTACGATCTAGTACCAGCAGAAGGAATAGAAGCAGTAGCCAAGGCTATGTACGTTGGTTCTATTCATCATGGAGATCATAATTGGAAGAAGGGACTTAAACATTCGGTTTACATAAACCATGCCTTACGGCATATTAATCTTTACATGCAGGGTAAGGATGGGGAAGACCATATTGGTCATGCTCTAGCTAACCTAATGATGCTTGTATGGAACTCTAAACACCTACCAGAGTTTAATGACCTAGGTATAGAGAACTGGAATGGAGAAGAGGTACAAGGATTCAATTATGCGGTAAATGCACCACCAACTAAACGTCCTGTAGGCCGTCCTAGAAAGAGTGTACAATCAATATCTAATATGGAGGAAAATAGACATGAGTGAACTAGTAAAGATTGCAGGTTTATGGGAAGGTAAGGACAAGAATGGTAATACATACTTTAGTGGAAACTTCACTTATGGTACAAAGTTACTGGTAATGTCTAATTCTTTCAAGGAAAAGGATAATGAGCCTGATTACATTGTTTACATTACTAAGAAAGAGAAGCAAGAAGACCAAGATCAAGAATAGTAGTTGTCCTTATAAATTGGAGCCGTCATGTGGGGAATCATTGGAGAAGCGTTGGGGTTTGTACGTGAAACAGTCAGTAGAAGGTTTAAAGCACGTAGAGAAAGAGAACATACGGTCAGATCCAAAGAGATTAAACAAGCTCTTGCTAATCGTAGTCCTAATGCTATTGCTGATCTCTTTAATAGGATGCGGAGGAAAGGTAATTCTTCTAAAGGAGGGTGATATGTCCTTATTAGAGAATGGTAACTACTCTGTAAGTCCTGCATGGATGGAAGAACGGTTGAATTTTGAGAATGATATGGTAAAAAGATTACAAGAATGTAATTCTAATTAACATAATGAGGTTAAAATGATTAAGACAATTGTAACTTTGATAGATAGCTCAATGGCAGGGTACAAAACGTACTGTATCATGGGGCTTGCAATGGGAATGATGGGTTGTCAGTTCTTTGGATTCCATCAATTTTCATCTGAAGCGTGGGGCATGGTTGGTATCGGTGGTGCTACTACTTGGAAGATGGGGGTTGACCGCAAAAAGGAATGAAGTTCTCAGGGGTGCTTCTGGTGGTATGGATTTTACTGTCCTCTCCTCCAGTACAAGCAGAGTCTATGCCTCAAAAGCCAGAAGTACCTCTTTTTACTGAGATGGTTGAATGGGAACTGCACTTTTCACTAGGTATTGTTGTATTATTTCAAGATGGTAATAGGTATGCGTATCCGATACTTGCACAATATCCAGTTCCAGAGTGCAAAGAAGTCCAGTTAGTCGGTGATGAGATATATTTAATGAGTGGAAACCTTCGATATGTCATCAAACTAGCACCGATGCTTTTCCTTAAACCACAAGATGATTGGGTAATGTATGACTGATGAGATCAAAAATGACAAAGAGGTTACACTAGCACCTATGTTCAGTAAGGGCGGTACAGGGGGGCCAGGAAGACCTAAGAACTCTCTTGGTAGAAACAAGCTGGTTAGTGAGGTACTGCATAAGCTTAACTTTGATCCTCTAGAAGAGGTTATTAACCTATTTAGGGATGAAGAGACACCACCAAAGGTACGTGCAGATATTGCACTCAAGGTAATGAGACTAGTATATCCTGAAGTTAAACAAATTCACGTTGAGAGCCATAGTTTAGCATCCGCTATGAACCCAATTGCTGAAGCCATGCTGCAAATTGAAGAGAGGAAAGCAGGATTTGACTATAAAAAAGGGAACGAACCCAAAGACTCAAGAAAACCTAGTACGGCTAATTAAGAGTCGGACTTGGAGATTAAATAACCTTTACCATATCAGACCCAAAGAAGGCAGTTCATTAATACCCTTTAAATTAAACTGGGCGCAGTCCGAACTGTACAATAACATCTGGAATAGAGTCATTGTTTTAAAGGCACGGCAGTTAGGGGTGACTACATTCTTTGCTGTACTGTTTTTAGATGACTGTTTATTCAATCCTAATAGAGAAGCAGGTATTATTGCTGATACTAGGGAGAATGCAGAGGAGATATTCAGAACTAAAGTTAAAGATGTATTTGACAACGTAGCAAAAGACATACCTGCCTTAAAAGACTTAATACATAAAACAATTAAACTAGAAAGTGAACAAGGGAAGCGTTTGATATTCAGCAATGGTTCAGCGTTTCGTGTTTCCACTTCTATGAGGTCTGGTACTTTATCTCAATTACTGATTACAGAGTATGGAAAGATTTGCGCTAAAGAACCTGAGAAAGCTAGAGAGGTTCGCACAGGTAGTATCGAAACATTACCTAGGGATGCTTTGTTAGCAATCGAATCTACTGCTATGGGTAACGAAGGTGACTTCTTTGTGAAGTGTAGAGACTCTGAACTAGACAATTTATCTAGAAAAGAACTGACTACGATGGATTATAGGTTCTTTTTCTTCCCTTGGTACAAGGAAAAAGCATATGCACTGGAGACTACAGCACAAGTTCCACCAGATATGCAGACTTACTTCACTAAACAGGAAGAATTGTTAAAAATTAAGTTTACAAATGCCCAGAAAGCTTGGTACTCTAAGAAGAACGCAGAGTTAGGTGAAGATGTCAAGAGAGAATACCCAACTACAGCTAAAGAGGCATTTGAGCAAAGTATTGAAGGTGCTTATTTAGCTAGACATTTACAAAACGCTTACAAGGATAATAGAGTTGATGCTGTACCTTACATACGAAGACTACCAGTACACACATGTTGGGATCTTGGTATTAACGATACTACTTGTATTTGGTTTTTCCAACTGCATCAGAATTGCGTAAGATTTATAGACTACTATGAAAACTCTGACGAAGGATTAACTCATTACGTTAATCTTTTAAAGCAGAGAGATTACATATACGGTAAACATCTAGCACCACATGATATCGAAGTAAGAGATTTTACGATTGGTAAGACACGTAAAGAGTTTGCTAGGGAGCAGGGTTTGATATTTCAGACAGTGCCAAGACCTAATGATGTTATGGATAAAATAGAAAGTGTAAGAAATGTTTTCCCTCAATTATATTTTGATGAGAACAAGTGCAGTAGAGGCTTGACTTGTTTAAAGAACTACCGTAAGGAATGGGATGACAAGAATGGGTGTTATAAGAATCGTCCATTGCATAATTGGGCAAGTCATGGATTTGATTCACTTGCCACTGGTACACTAGGATTTGAGGCAGGGTTCTTAGATGTTACACCAACACAAGAAACAGCAGTAGCTGGATATGACGTTTTTCAATAGGAGATAGATATGGGCGGTAAAGGAGCTATGCCTGCAATGCCTGCACCAATGGTAGTTGATCCACCAAAAGAAGCGGAATACTTACCGCCAAAGACACCACTACCAGAGCCAGCAGAAGTCACACAAGCAAAACTTGATGATGATAAGCGCAGAAAGATGAGAAGACTTGCATCTACTGACACAAGAGAAAACACAATTACTAATGATGGGGGAGCATTGGGTTTAGGTAGTGTTGCAGAAGAAGACCTAGATTCGCCTAGTTTATTTTATAAGAAAAAAACTGTAGGCACTAAACTTAACAAAGGACTCTTATCGGAGTAAATACTATGAAAAAACTATATCAAGAAGAGTACAACTACTGGGCGAATAAACTTTTTAAAAATGCAGTCTTTAAAGGGCCACCACGCCAAGCTCCTCCTGACTATGCAGCAATTAACAGAGCGCAAGAAGCAAAACGTGTACAGATGCAAGCCCAACGTGATGAGCAATTTAGGGTAGAAGGAATATCTGACTACATAGACTACATGTATGAAAACCCAGAACAGGAACGTAGAAGGGCAGCTACAGGGCAGTTCTTTAACGCAATCAGTCCAGGAAAAACCCCTAATGCTGTACTTGCTAATTACAGAACAGACAAGACCATTACATTAAGAGATGTTAAAAATGATGGCAAGAAATACTTTGACAATAGGACTGCTACTGCTTCTGTAAAAGAAGGACGAATCAAATTAGGCAAACGTGCTGACAAACCTACTAAGTCTGGTGGGTTATTAGGCTCAGCGGATAATGAGAAAAAACAACTATTAGGAGCTTAAAATGTCTTACGTAAAAGATCTAGTAAGGCGTTATGAAAACCTTAAACAAGATAGAATGTTGTGGGAGCCGTTCTTTCGTGATGTAAGAGACTATATTAGACCACGTAAACAGCAAGTAGATAGCTCTTCACATAACAGTGCAGATCGACATACTAATAAGATGTTTGATTCTTCTGCTCCTGAAGCTAGTAGACTGATGGCTATGTCTATGCAAAATGCACTAGTACCTCAATCTGTAGTTTGGTTTGGGTTGTCAATTCCTAGTGGACATCCAGCTTCCGCACTTAATAAAGATCAAGCAGTTAAGCGTTGGTTTCATGAAGTCACTCAGAAGATGTTCTTTGCCTTGCATGAAAGTAACTTCTATACTTCTATTGGAGAAGCCTTTTTAGACTTTACTTCATTCGGCACGATCAATCTTTTATTAGAAGAGGATGATACCTATAGAGGTGATTTTGGGGGTTTAGTATTTACTTCTATTCCTACAGGTCAGTTTGTTTTTGCTGAAGATAAGAGAGGAAAACCAGATACAGTATTTTGGGAATATGTATATACTGCAAGACAAGCTAAACAGATGTTTGGTTTACGTAAACTACCAGATAGAATTAAGCAAGCTCTTAAAGGTAATCCAGATGAAAAATTTACCTTTGTTAGAGTACTAGTCCCTAGAGAAGAATACAAGCTTGGCTCTCAAGATGTAATGGATAAGAAGTTTGCTGCTGTAGATATACATCTAGATTCTTCTACAATATGCAGAGAGAGTGGTTTTGAAGAACTACCCTATGTAATTGGTAGATTTGAGAAAGCTTCTGGTGAACTATGGGGTAGAAGTCCTGCCGACATAGCGATGCCAGACATTAAAACAATTAACAAGATACGTGAACTAGAGCTAAAAGGATTAGCAACTGCTGTACATCCACCATTAATAGCACCAGATCAAGGGATTATTGGAACTTTTAGAATGACTCCTTCAGCTATTAACTACTCTAGAGAACCAGAAAGATTTAAATTCCTTAGATTTGAAGGACGATTTGATCTCTCATCCCTAAAAGCAGACGAACTCAAAAAATCCATTAGAGGTATCTTCTTAGCAGATCAACTGGTACTACCAGAAAAACTAAACATGACTGCTGAAGAAGTGGCAACTGTTAGAGAACAAATACAAAAACTACTTGGCCCTACTGTAGCAAGATTTGAAGGTGAGGTATTAACACCATTAATTCTACGTAGCTTTGGCTTACTTAATAGAGCAGGTGCATTACCACCACCCCCACCTGTACTACAACAACTAGATGAAATTGAGGTGTCCTATGTTGGTCAATTGGCAAAAAACC